AACATTTCATTTGCCAACATGTTAGCATTGAATCCTAGATAGTGAGTATTGTATGCAAGAGTATCCAAGAGAATGTTTATACCAGAACCTTCAAAGTCATAATCTTTAAACTCTTGTTGTGCCTTTAAGAATGTTTTTAGATTTGATTTTATCGCATCAAAATCTAATTCGGTTACTCTTAATCTTTTATCGTTTGTTGCCATTATCTTAATCTCTCTAACATAACTGATAAGTCTACCAATTCTGTGGGTGCGTTAACTACATAAAATTCTATTGATACATTATAAATGTTTCTATCAAAATCTGGTAATGCTCTAACTGATACTAATCTTGCTCTAGGTTCAAAATTTTCTATAACATCTTCTATCTTTCTTGCCAGTACAGCAGCGACCATTGGTGTCATATTTTCAAATAACATTTCACGAATCCCACCAGCTATTTCTGGGTGGAATGGTTTCTCAAAAGCATCTAAATTAATAAGATTTCTTAATGACCTTTTAACTGCTTGTATATCAGTTACTTTGTTAACATCAGAACCTACTACTCTCTTACCAAAGAATAAATCTAAATCAGAGTATTGTCTGACATTACGACTAATGTTGTTTTGAGCTTGTGCATCTTTGTATGCCGACATATATAATCTCTAGTTATTTAATTATTATTTATAAGGGATTATCTTAATATATTAAGTTAATCGAAGTTTTTTATATCTTGCATCATAGATTTCATATTCATCATCACTATCATCTAGTTTCCAATTCCAATCACCAGTAAATCTTGCATTGTGGAAAGCTTCATCCTCATCAATGCCATCTTTAATATCCTTATCATAGGTATCACTTTGAAAAAATTTTAGTGTTTTATTTTTACCAAGATATCTAGTTTTATGTGAGTACTCTCCACTGGTAGGACTCCTCTCTCTTTTAGTTCGACCATTTACTCTATCTTCAAGGTAGTAAATTTTTTTATCTCTCAAAGTTTGTAATGTTTTTACTATACCATCTGTGTCTATATATGTGCCTAGTATGAGTGTTCTTTCCTTAATATCTTCAGCTAAATTTTTCTTTCTTGTTGCTAGTAATGATGGTGGAACATCAGTAGATACAGCAGGACCACCAGTATCACTTACCCTTATTAATTTTCCAGTTGATGTGTCTGTAACAGTTTTAGGACTTGTTGTTGTTGTGGTTTCTGTAGTAGTAGTTGTGGTTTCTTCAGAAGTGGTTGTAACCAATGTCATCCCAGATACTTCATCTGTAGTTACTTCTATTTCTTTAGTTACTAATGTTACTGTATCTTTAGAAGTTTTGCTTATTGTTTCTGCAACAGATTCTTTAGATGGTAAACTAACATTAGCTGGCAACTCAATAGGAATAGTTAACCCATCTGGTATTTGAAGGTTTGGAAGTAGGTCGCCGACATCTCCTACACCTGATTGTATTTGTGTAGCAAGAGAATCAATATCTAATCCTTTGTCTGCCATTGCTGTACCAAACTGTGATTGTATATTTGATACCTGTAGTTTATATTGTTCTACACCAGCTGGTGTATTTAAATCTAAATTAACTAATGTCGAAAACTCTCCTTGCATGTTTGCATTTGGGATAGTCGGTAGTTCAGGTATCATACTTGATAATGATGATTTTAAATCTGTAACTTTATCTTTTACTGCATTTAAAATATCTGTGGCATCTCCACCATGTTGAGCTAGAAGTGAATCTTTTAATGCAAGAGCATCCGTAAGAGTTTTATTTAATAACTTGTTTACTCCTTCTAAATCTGCTGTTGTGAAATCTGCCATTATATTCTCCTATGCCACTGGCACCAATGTGTTACCTTGTGATGTAGCATCTGCACCTGTATCTGGTTGTCCATGCACATGACTAGTAAGTTCGATTGTTTCAGCAGTCACAGTACTACCACTCGTAGCAAATGTTAATGTACTAATTTCTCCACCCACGATATCCATTGTTGATATTGATTCGAGTGCAACAGCGGTGTCTGATTTAATACTCATTGCTTCGGCCGATTTAAGTGTCAAGGTTGTACCAGAAGATATAGAAGTGCTAGCAACACTAAATGCAGTTGTGTTATTGAATGATAGTAAACCTATATCTTTTGATGATGTTAGAGTATAACTATCGGCTGTGGTTACATCATAAGTACCACCAATCGTTCTTGTTTCTTTTCCACCGATTGTAATATCACAATCTTTTGCTGTTCCTGATTCTGTAGAACCTATTGCACCTGATACTGAATTAGAAATATTGAATCCATGATTACCAATAATTTCTTCCTCTAAGTTTCCACCAGCATCTCCAGCACCAATCTTAACTTGTTCTGACTTGTGTATCTTTCTTGTGAAGTCACCACCGACTTCTAATATATAATCTCCATCAATTTTTTCTCTCTTAGTTCCACTACAAGTTAAATTAATATCTCCTCTCACATAGATATTAGATTTGCCGGCAATCAGTTCATAGTTATCACCGACAACCTTAACTGTCTTTGTGCCATCGGCAACTATTTCTTCGTAAGTTCCAGCGGCATGTTGTGTGTATAATCTTTCACCATCTGGTGTATCATCTACTTCTTTGATGTGTCCAGATTCAGATTCGTGTACATGATTGAAAGGATAGATTCCTGTTGGGTTACCAATTTGTTTTCCACCAAAAACTAAATCAGGGTTGCCCGCCTTATATCCTCTTGGTGTAGGCTCATCAAAACTTCCAGCAGTTTCTGTTTTACTTGTGGTTGATACTGTTGATACATTTGGTTTGGTCGCAGTAGGTATTCCTTTCCATAGAGTATCTCTACGATTGATAACTGACTTATGAGTTTCTGCATCTACACCTCTTGCAAGTCTTGATACATCTGATTCATTTAAACCATGTCCTGAATGCATAATTTCTTCGGATGGATAATCACCGCCAGGGTCATTAAAACCTTTTGTGATATCTGCTTCCGATTGTGGAACGCCAGGCAACGAACCCATAATAACTGGTTGTTGTTTCTCTACTGCATCTCTAAAGAATCCTATTACCCAACTTCCTTCAGTTAAAAAACTAGGTGAGTTTCCGAGTCCTTGCATAGATGGGTCAGTAACAGGCATCATGACATGAGCCCACGGCAAATCTTCCGTAGGAATATCATTTAAATCTTCTGTGTGGAAACCTAGACAACGGACTTGTACTCTACCAAGTTTGGCAGGGTCATTACGATTTTCTACAACACCAGTAAACCATACGAAGCCATCAAGGCCCATAAAATAATTTTCATTCATGAAAGTATTTATACAGTAACTTTAAACTTTGTGAGGCATATGTCCACGATAGTATAGTCTTCTGTATTGACCATTGATTTTTCTGTTTGGGTGTGTTGACATTATTTTTGCTAAAAGGTAATACGACATAACAATCTCTCCATATAATATATTAGATAAGCTTGTTAAGCATGCTTGATGCATTAGTATTTATACTAACTGTTACGATAATCTAGATAAATATTTCCAGCAAGTACTACTCGTTCGGCATCCATCTTTGATGCCTTTGGTACTTCATGTATAACTTGGCCAGGAAACATAACTAACTCATCCGACTTTGGAAAGACATTTAGTTTTGCCTGTGGGAAATATAAGGGTGGCGAATTCTTAGGCACTTGTATATAATATACCCATGACCATAAAGCAGGCCCATGTGTATGGGGTTTAGTGTATTGGTGTTCTTCGTATATCGCACCCCAACAATCGAATGTAAAAAACTTTTCGAATTTTCCTTTCTGGTCTTGCATGGTAACACTCTTAACAATATCAATTGCCTTTAAACATATATCATTAACCAAAGGATTGTCTTTGTGCAAATACCAATTGGTCATCCATGCCTTAACATTAGTCTTACGAGCTTCCTCGTGTTTGTGTTTACTGATGAGTGTGTGCAACTCTAATCGTTTGGATACAGAAATACCTAGAGGTCTACGTATCACTCTTTCTTGTTTTGTGAATGTGTGAAACTCACCCTCAGTCTGAAGGTTGTT